TAGCCCATATCGTTTTCAGTAGTGTTGGTTTAGGCTGCTCTTCATTTAGCTCGCTGGTTATCAGTGTGTCCTGATATACCTTTATCCTGCTGTCCAACTGCCCGATATTCATTGCGTCACCTCTTCATATTCTGCGGATATAGCGATATGATTCAGAATGGACTGTACATGTGTGGCTAACGGCAACTCCTTTAACTGTTCCGTGGTCGTTGTTCCTCGGTGATCGTACCAATCAGCAGCGATCATTCTGACCGCCTGCAGATATAGGGCAGATTCTCCGGTAAATACTTTTCCTGTTTCATTTTCGCATCGTTCGACTACGGCCTCTGTAATGGACTCGAGGACGGCATCATCGTCGTCCTCGATTTTCAGGTAGTCTTTAATGCTGTTCAGAATCTCCTGTTCCATTCTGAACCTCCTTTTTATGCCGATGCTCTCTCAAATCTTACGACAGCGTTCTTGTCGACTAACTTTCCGTCGGCCAACGCCATCGCCCTGTATACCGTACTTCCGCTTCTGAATCCTACCGATGTGTCTCGGGCGACTTCCGGCGCCTTTGCGAAATTCAGCTTGTATTCCTTCAGGTCTCCGAAGAATACGTTATCCGTCGCATCGATGGTTGCATTGTCGTCGATGATTACCGGATAGCCTAATATATTGAATTTTCCTGGCGCCTGCATGTCTGCAACGACGACTTTATCCCCTGTGGTCGTGGTCATGCCCATAACCTCGTTGTAGAACACGGTTCTCGACATAACGAACGATGCATTTCTGGCGTACTTTGTCGGAAGGGTTGCGATAATCTTCATCAGGTCTTTTAGAGTCATGCCTGCTTTGGTGAATGTCCCGGATTCAGTATCAATCGTGGTTGCGATGCCTGTCGCCTTGCTGCTTCCATCTCCGGATAACACAGCCTTATCCAATGCGACGTCAATTTTATTTGCCAGACGTGCGACGAGCCAGTTCTCAAACGCGTCGATCGCCATCGCTTCCACGTCGGCGGTGATTTCTACGGTTTTGATCAGTTTGTACGCACTCAGTGTTACCGAGGTCAGCGTATCGGCGGAATCTGTTGCCGCTGTTCCCATCGCTACCCACGATGCGTCGTTTACTGTTCCCTCCACCGGGAAAGAAATGTTGCTCGGGATATACGAAATGTCGATAGCGTTTAACAGTGGATTCAGATCCAGACGGCCTACGATCATGTTCATGGTCTGCGTCGGGATTGCCGCACTTGCTGTTACTGCCGCTCTTTCCTCTGCATCGAGCGGTTTCCCCTGCAGATTTTTCAGCCACGCCGTTCTGTACTCTGGTGTATCTACAGCAAACGTCCGTTCTTCTTCCTTTCCGTTTCCGAACCGTCTGGTTACTCTGCCCTCTCTCATAGCTGCGTCAAGAATGGCCTGTCTTTTTTCTGCGGTCTCTGCTTTTTTCTTCAGCTCATCATATTCATCAGCTAACTTTCTGCTTTCTTCCTGCAGCGCGTCCAGATCCGCTTCCGGTTTATCTACTTCTTCTCTTATTTCGGCCAGTCTTTTTTCGATTTCTTTCATTCTTTTGTTCATTACCTTACCTCCGTTAAAATTTTGATGATTTGCCTTTGTCTCGCGGCGAACTCCTGCCGTTCCGTTTCGATCACTCCGTCGATCCAGTTTCGAGACGATATATCGGTTGACGGGTTAGCCGGTAAATCCACCGCACTAACGTCGTAGACCTTCTTGATTTTTTTGATGGTTCTTGTTCTGGTGTCACGGTTGTAGCTATCCTCTTCAACGGTGAATCCCCATGACATCTGATAGATCAGTCCGCTATTGATTTCCTCCCATAGCTTTCGGGCTTCTTCTGTCAGGCTTAAATCGCAGGCAACAAAAAGACCCTTTTCCTGGGCTTCCAGGAT